TGCTTTTGCGTCAACCGCAAACGGAGTTACGGTCAATGGGCAACCAGTGCGGCATGAATTGGGCAGGGTGAACGCAGCCACAGGAGGGTTCACGGATGTTCCCCCTAATTTACACGACCGCGTATTGTTAGGCGCAAGAGGCGGTTTGAAGGTGGAAGTTAGAGATTGGAAAAGAAATCCCGCTAAACCCGAAAATTTGCCCGACCAAGCGCGAAGCATAGGCGACTCGGCGGCAGGTCATTTAACAAAAAATCCAACTCTGAATGGTGCTGGGCACACAACCGTGGTGGTTCGTGATGCGGCAGGAGTTATGCAGGCGGTGAGTTCAATAACACCATATCCTAGCAACACCGGAGGAGGCACAAATGTTTATGTAAATTTGTTAGGTGGAAATCCACACGGTAAAGGCGGTGGCACGGCGGTCATTTATCAGGCGGCAAAAATGGCGCTTGCTGACGGTGACCCTGCGTCAAAAGTTACTTTATCGCCATTGAGTGGCGCAGTTGATTTTTATAGGTCATTGGGTATGACAGGAGGCGCTGGTAGCGGTATGACTTTAAGTAACGCTAACGCACGAAGATTGGTGGACAAAATTGACAGAAAACACGCCCAACAAGAGGCGGCGGAAAACACCGGAAAATCCTATAAGGCGGAAACAAACGAAGAAATTGACGAATGGTATGCCAATCTTATTGAATTGGAAAGTCGTTATGGCTGTAACTGCACCGATGAAATTTTGGCACCGCCTGTTCCTATGGATGAATTTAAATATAACCGTAACCACGACAGGTTAGGCAGGTTTACGACAAGCGGTGGTGGTGGCGGTGGTTCGGCAGGCGGGATGGGTGGTGGAAGTGGACAAGCAGTCCAAGCAGGCGGTGCGGGTTCGGTTCAAACCGAAGAAATTCGTGATTTGTATTTCCGACAAAGAAACCAAAACAGTCAGGAATGGATGTTAGGTGTCAGGCGAAGTTTGGTTGGTGCGCAAGGTATTGCTGATGGTGAAATGAATGCGGTGCCAAGCGAAAAACTGTCCAAAACGGTGGCGCAAAACCTAATTAAGCGTGCCATATTACATGGCGGCGAGCAAGGTCTTTTACCAAAAGGTTCTGTGCGCCGAACGGACACCATGGGTGACCTTGGTTTACAGCAAATTGACAGGTTACAACTTCATGGTCACGCAAACCAAAATCCTTTAGTTCAGGTTGAAAACCATCCGGTAGCAAAAAATGTTGCCCTGTTTGTGGCAGAAGAATTAGGGCGACTGAAAGCGGCGGGGTTTGAAATGCCGCATACCGTCATTATTCGAACCGTAGGCGACCCCGCAAGTTTACAAGCTGGCATTCATGCGAGCACAAAAACGATAGTCGGTTCAACCCAAGTAAACGCAATTCTGACCATAAATATTCCCTATAACATTCCCCATAACCTAAATGTCAACCAAATTGTTGCCGCTCGGTTTACTCAATCGGGCAACACCACAATTAGAAGTATTGGTGATTTGGTAACTCACGAATTGGGACATGTTGTCCATGTTGACCGACCTTACACACGCGCTTCAAATGCGACCACCCCGAACGATGATTTGATGCATCCGAAACAAAAGGCAATTGCGCAAGAAGTTTCCAATTATGCAATGGGAAGCAAAGGCGAATTCGTGGCGGAAACTTTCGTAAAAATCGTGAGAAACAAAACAAGCGGAGGCAATGAACCAATGCCTTCTGCCGCAGTAATGGCACAATACGATTTGTTTGGTGGTCCGAAAATCCCTGCCGGAAGTAATTTAGGCACTTATGGAAACCGATACACGACGGGTGCTTCGGCACCTTAAAGGAAAAATAAACCATGGCTGAACAAAAACAAGGCGATGTTTTGGAAGTTATTGACATATTTGACAGCAATTTTCCAACAACCGAACACGATATTATGGTGTGGGCGGATAAAAACAATATCGGGCGGTCTAAAATCGGGACTACCTTTAAATACAATCGCAGTCACGATAGGTTGGGGCGTTTTAGTTCGGGTGGCGGTTCAGGCGGCGGTTCAGGCGGCGGTGCAGGTGGTGTTCGGCAACAAAATGCCATGGCTGACGAAAACAGCAAGCCGCTAAATATTGGCGATAAGGTTATTTACCAACCTGTTGGCGGACGACGAATTGCCACGACTATTACAGGTGTCGGTTCAAAAGGTGACCCAGAAGAACCCGGCGAAGAAAGAACTGTTTACGATACCGATTCAGGAAGTTGGGGTTATCGTGACCAATTTACCACCGCCCCAACTTTCATGGGTGACAATACACCAAAAGACAAACCAACTACACCCACCAATGAACCCAAATTACGGGGCGACCACGCTTACGAGGCAACCGAAAAGGTGGTTGGTGTTAAATTGCCAGCAATACAAAAAGCTGCGCTTCGGTACGCATTTGGTACAAACGGCGGAAAAATAAAAGCGGATGGTTCGTTGGAAGTTTCGGGCGTGTCCAAAATCAACGCAAGCACCAACCCACAACAATGGGGCGAACGAAAACGCGAATATGCGCAAATAGCAGTTGGTTCAACACACACCGCTCACCTCGTTTCGGTAGACGAAATTTACCGACCGAGAGGAAGCGGTCTTGGACGAACCGCGGTTATTGTATTTACAGAAAATCGTAATTGACCATATTCGTCTCTTTTCAAAAATATAATCGCGCCCACGACCGGATGGGTCGGTTCACGACGAGTGGAAGTGGACAGGCAGTTTCAGGTAAACCTGTGGGTCGGATTGGAAGAACCAATATTTTTGGTGATAACCGAATTCTGACCGACCAAGAAGTAAATAGCATTATGGATGCCGAAGCAATGCGATTCGGTGCCTCGCGTGAAGCAACAGAATATTTGGCAACCGCCATGCAGGTGGGAACCGCAGTACCGCATGAAGAAAACGAACCAAGAAATAATTGGAGAACCCCGACAGCGGATGCTGTTGAAGCTTACACAGGTGACCAATCACGAGGCATAAACCGTGATTTATCTTTAGGCAAACACTTAATTGACCATTTGGGAACCCAATATGGCAATTCGTCAATTTCAGCAGTTATAGGCGGCACACCGCATGGCTCAACCGTAATATCTGCGCCTATAAAAGTAGGCACGGTAGCGGAACGGCAAGCGTTTGTAGATGATGTAACGGCAAGAAGTAAAGCAAACGGCGATAGTGAAAGTAGAACAAGAATTGAAACTCAGCGAGCGGAAGTTTTTGCGAGTCGCGTAAATTTATTAGACGATGTAATTGATAATGCGCCTCCAATCAATCGCGGCAATCCCGTAACTGTTTATCGGGGTAGTAATAATGGTCAGGGTCAATTGGCAGCTCTTGAAGATGCCATGGCTACGGGCAAAACAGTAACCTTTCGTAATTTCAGTTCAACATCTCTCGACCGCGAAGTTGCAATGAGTGCGACTTCGCGTCGAGTTGACCAAGAACCAATATTGCTAAAAATCTCCGCCGTGAAAGGTGTTGTAATCGGGCGATTTAGCAGTAACCGACTTGAAAAAGAAGTTTTGTTGCCGCGCAATATGGAGGTCAGGGTAAAAAGTATTACCATAAAATATATTGACGGAATACCGCGTAATGTAGTTGAGTTGGAACAAATCAACGCGACCTTCACCCCTTCGCAAATGGCACAAATGAATGTTGGCAAATCATTATTCGTCTCCTTTCAAAAATATAATCGCAACCACGATAGGTTGGGAAGGTTTTCAAGCGGCGGCGGCGGCGGTCAGGTTCAGCAAGAAAATGCCATGGCTAAACCCAAGAAAAAACCTAAAGAACCTACCGACGCAGAATTGGAAAAAGAGTATGGCGCTATGGAGGCTTTGGAAGCTCCCAAAATACCTACGGCGGCAGAGGATTACGCAACCTTATCGGAAGTTATCGGGTGGAGTGGTGGCAAGGTTACATCCAGCCTTGTCGAACTGACTGATGCACAATTAGGCGCAGTATTGCGAGCCGAGGATGCGCAAAATAATCAGTCGGCATTTACCGCCGCTGGCATAAGTGATGTAGCCATGGGTTATATTGAAAACAAGTTATATGCAGGTGCACAACGCGATTTGCATGAATTAGCTATTGAGGATTACACCTCGACAGCGTTTGCGGAAATAAATCAAAATTTATCCGTTGGGCTAATGGTACAGGATATGCCTCGTGATGTAGCAAAAACCGTAAGGCAATTAGATAAAGCAATTCGCGGTGCGCCACCGCTAGCCGAAAATGGCGAATCGGTTACTTTGTATCGTGGCATTCGTGGCACGCGCAGGCAAATGGAAAAATTGATGAAAGCTATGGACAAAAATGAAACGGTTACCTTCAAGAATTTTTCGTCAACTAGCGTGCTAAAAGAGGTTGGTATTGTAAGTTCACAACAATACGCAATTACCCGAACCGGAGAAACTGGTGCAGCAAAACCATTCGTGATGGAAATTGTAGCTAAAAAGGGAATGGTAATTGGCAAACACAGTTCAATGCACGAGGAGGCGGAGGTATTATTGGCAAGAGGAACCAAGGTAAGAATTATAGGTGTGCGGACAGAAAAAACTCCCATGTATGCTAAAAAAGAAATAGTAATAGTGACCGTGGAGGTTGTAGACCGATAATATGGCAAGCAATTTTAGTTTGACGATGCCGCAAGCCGAACGCTTGGCGGCGGCATTGCGTAACCTGCCGATTGATACATGGTGCCGCCAGATTTCTTTGGATACGGCGAAGGCGACCGTGGCGCTAGCCGCAAAACAACCACCTGTCATGGGTGCGACACCGGGCACAAGCGGAAAATGGTCAACAGGCAATTACATGACAATCGGTAAATCATTTTATCGGCGCGGTGTTGGCAGCTTTTCAATGTCAAAACGCGGCAAAATAAAAACCAGCAAAATTACACTCGGCAAGGCTGGTGAAAAAAACAGCGAAGGCAAAACTTACCTAGTTGACCAAACCTACCGTGTCCAACGCACTCAATTTGGTAAAAAACAACGAAGCATAAGTCAGGAATTGGATAAAAAATGGTCTTATGGGTCAAGCTCAAATCAAGGCAAAACTTGGCATGTAAGAAACAGGGTCAAATATGCTTCAATCGTTCACGGAGATGGAAAAGGAGGCAAACAAAGCGATGTCATGGCTGCAAGGAATTGGAAAAGCGCCGAGGAAATTGCCGAGGCAATCGAAAAGAAAATCGCTGGCATTGTGCGCATTTCGGCAATGGAATTATTGAGAAAAGAATTGGCTTCGGCGGGGTTCGGAATTGCATAGCAGGTTTGCCCTGTAACCGCCACCAATGCCATCGTGCGCCCTTTAAATACCAAACTCATGGTATCCTACCTAAACTTCTCGCAAACCCGCTAAATCGGTTATACTAAAAGGTGAACATAATGACTGAAAATAACTCAAACCAAAAAGTGCATGAATTGACACCCGAAGAAAAAGAGCTGGAAATACTTCGGAAAAAAGAGAAAAATATCAATCCTATGGATAGATTTGTGCAAGAGGAAGAGGGAATGGTGGTAAATAAAACCTCTACAAAATCCGTTCCGCAAGATATGTTGGAGGACGATTTAAATAACCAACATGACGAAGGCGGTTACGAAGGCGACGATGACGATGACGAACAAGACGAAGCTGACCTTGTGGATTTTGCCGCAGACTTTTCCCATTCGCGGGATGCCGTAAAAGCACTAGGCGGTGGCAGGGTTGGCGGTTACCTTATTAGGTTTACCAATAAACATAATCCTGATTTACAGGGTGATTATTTCACCTCCGACACCGATTTAGGCAAACACGGTCAATTGCCTGTCCTATACCACCATGGGCAAGACAAATCGGTCGGCAAACGGGTCATTGGTGAGGCGACACTCACAAAACAAGACGCTGGCATTTGGGCGGAGGCACAATTGCACTTGCGCGATGTTTACGAATCGCAAATTTATAAGCTGGTTCAAGCGGGTAAATTAGGGTGGTCAAGTGGTGCGGTGAGCCACCTTGTTGAACGAGAGCAGAAAGATAATTCGGCTTCATGGGTAAAAATGTGGTGGATGGCAGAGGCGAGTTTAACGCCGACCCCCGCCGAACCACTCAACCATGTAGTATCAGTAAAAAGCGTGGTAATGTCAGGTTCGCCATTGGATGTTTTGTCGAAAACATCGGCGAATGTTACAGAACCGAAAAACCTACCAACAAAGAATACGGAGAACGACACCATGGCTAATGATAAAGACATTGATGAATTGAAATCACAAATCGCGGCACTTACCAAGGCATTTAATGAGCCTGCCGACGAACCTTCCAAGGCAACCGCAGTCGTCAAATCGCTTGGCAAAGACCACGATGGCGGTGATGCATTCAAACATTGGTTGAAAACCGGACAACAGAATTACTACACCAAAGGCAACGAGCAGGATTGGTCGTCCACAAAAACCAATGCGCTGAACATCACCACTTCAACCGAAGGTGGCATTCTTGTGCCAGAAGGTTTGCGCAATTCGATTATCGAAAAACGCGATGAAGCAAGTATTGTTCGGCGGTCAGGAGTAATGACTTTGCAGACCAACCTTGATTCAGTCCAAGTTCCGGTGGAAAATGCCAAGGTTACGGCGGCAATTGTTGCCGAAGCAGGCACTTATGTAAGCGCAGAACCGACCTTTACCAGCAATGTGGTTTCGGTTTACAAGTTTGGTAATCGTATTTTGATGAGCGAAGAAATCATGAATGACGACCAAACCAACCTGCAGCAATTTTTGTCCAACTCTCTCGGTCGTGCTTTTGGTTTGCTGGAAAACCAATATTGCCTTGCTGGAACAGGCAGTGGACAACCAAAAGGATTGTTTGTTGGTGCCACAAGCGGCGTGACAGCGGCAAGTCAAACGGCGGTTACTGCGGCAGAGTTGGTTTCTCTTTACCACACTCTAGCCGAGCCATATACAACAACTCCTTCGGAGGTTTGTTGGATTATGCGAAACAGTACGCTTGGCGCTTTGCGTGCATTGGCATCGTCGAGCGTGTTTACTTTCAACTCACAGCCGCAGGGCGACCAAGGCATGAGCCAACTTTACGGACACCATGTTTATGTGTCAGGTTATGCGCCAGCTTCTACGACTGGACTGAAACCAATTTTTATTGGTAATGCAAGCGCAGGCGCTATCCTGATTGAACGGCAGGGAATGGTGATGTCACGAAATCCATATCTGTATCAGGCGAGTGGGCAGGTTGCTCTGTTTACAGGAATGCGGTTTGGGTTTACGACCGTTTTGAGCGAGGCGCTGATGGTTGTTACCATGGCATAACCGTGATGAAAATACTTTTCAACCTAGCGGTTTGCGGTGTTAGCGAAATGGGAGTGCCATGGGCAGCTACCGACGGAGACATTAAAGAATTGTCTGACGCAATCGGCGCTGACATGGTGAAATGCGGGTACGGTGTTTTGGTTGAAGACGAAGCAAAAGGCAAAACCAAGCCGAAAACAAAAATCGTCGAACCATAATGGCATACTGCACCACCGCGCTGGTAAAAACCTACCTTGGAATTACCGGAAGTGCCGATGACACGCTCATCGGCACTTTGGTGGTCAGGGCGCAAGCCATGATTGACAAGTATTGCGACAGAACTTTTGAGGCATCGGCAAATACCACAAATTATTTTGACGCAATAAGAAATACAAATAGAATGGTGCTGTTGTT